ACCACATGATGTCTCCAAGTTCTCTCTTCATATGAAAGATATTATCTTCATTAACTGGTTTACCTTGGAAAACAATCTTCTTTACTACCTCAGTAAACTCACCACCTTCAGCACAAATACCAAGAGCAGCAGTTAGAAGTCTATGAACAGGAAGTCCATCACCACTTTCTTCTGATTGTATCCCAAAGCACCTAGAATTAAATGAAATATAATCCTTTGATTCTTTAGATGTAACTGCGTCTACAAACTCAGTATATTTTTGGGTATCAACTTGTTTAGACATTTACTTCCTTTACTGCTTGTGATGATTTTTCTAATTGCTTTAATGCTTTTCTAACTGCAGGAGTTTCTTCCCACTCCCATATTTGATTATGTTGTGGGTTTTTCTTCTCTATCGTATGTGTTCTTAAAGTCATGAAAACTTAAATCCCTCAAATGATTTCTTAGGTTTTTCTTCATTACCATTATACTCTTCTTCTTGGCCACTGTCAACTATATCATTCTGAGCACTTTGCTCACAATCATACAATCTCATCTTGGCACGATCAATACCCACCACAAATCTCTTAAAGATCGTTGGATCATTATACCTATTCTTTAATTGTTTAACCATTATTTGGTTAAGGCCTTCGAGTTCCTCAGTAGATATAAGAGCAAACATAAGGTCGGCAGTAGCGGGAAGACCGAATGACTCAGAGGTATCTGTAAGATCAACGTCACTACTAGCAAAACCAGAACGAGTCGTCTGTGTTGCTGAAACAATCGGGAGATTTGCTTCAACCGCAAGACCACGAAGTTCTTCTGCGATTGCTTTGATGAACGAGTAGGAATTGACAGAGGAGTTTTGACGATATCGTGAACTAGCACAGATGTTAAGGTAATCGATGAATATGATGTCAGGTTTAAAGGATTTCTTCAATGCTAACTCTTGTAACAATGATTTGAAATGACCTGAATGAGCAGAAGCAGTTGGATACTCTTTAATGATAAGAGTTCCTTGAGTCTTCTTTGCAAGGCTATTTACCTTACTCTCAAACATAGGTTGAGGTAAATCTGTTATATCTTGTATATTGACATTAAGTAGATTAGCATCGATCCTCTCCGCAATCTTCTCCTCTGCCATTTCGAGAGTGATGTAGAGTACGTTCTTCCCTTGGAGGAGAACACTGCTAGCCATGTGACACATAAATAAACTCTTTCCAACCCCTGTGCCAGCAAGAGCAATGTTGAGAGTTTTATTCGGTAGACCACCCTTCGTAATCTTGTCAAAAAATTCAAGGTCGAACGGGATCTTATCTTCTTTCCTGTGATACGATTCATATCTTTCCTCATAATCGTTTAAGTAATCATGACCTATATGATTATCAAAAGATACTGCCAGTGCATCAGAGAGAATAGAGGGAATGGCATCTCTATTTTTCTTCTCATCATTACCATCAGCAATATGAATCGATTCCATAAGTGCAAGATAAATTGCCCTATCCCTACACCACTTTTCAGTAGAATCAATTAACCATTGATTTTCTACAACAGAATCTGTAAAGGAACTATTAATATCTCTAATTTCCTTTATCTCATCCTCTGTAAGATCAGTTCTATTTTCAGTCTCAATATTCAGAGCTTCAATAGTAATGGCAGAACCATACTTCACAATGAATTGAGTTACCTCTTCAAAGATTACCTTTTCAGATCTGTTCTCAAAATATTCTGGTTTGATAAAAGGTATAACCTTCCTAGAATACTCTTCATTATAAATTAGATTTCTGAGAATGGTAGTCTCAATTCGTTCCATAAGAGAAGGTTTGCTGTGCTATAGCATCAAGTTGAGTCATTATATCATCAGTAAAGTATTCTGTTGGATTTTTTAATATTTCCTTCGCATATATTTTCTTACCATTCATCTCATATCTTCCAGCAACATTTTTCCACATGCCACCAAGTTCTCCTAGTTCTAGGAGACCGTAGTATCTATCAAGACCTCTCTCATCATAATAGAGACGTATCTCTACTTGTTGATTTTCTTTAGAGAGTCTTGACTTTGCCGTCTTAGCTTTAATAATGTTACCAACAACTTCCGTCTTATCCTTTTCCTTTTTCTTTGTGAGATAAATGATCGTAGATGCGG